GGAGCCGCGACGTCGAGGAGATTCTGCGCCTCATTCGCGAGGGCAGCGTACGCTGGCTCGACATGGCGTACGGCGAGCCGAGCATCATGATCTCGAAGTGCCTGCGGGGATTTATCAAGGCACCCCGGGGTCGCACGTTAATAGGCGGCGATTTCTCCGCGGTTGAGGGCCGGGGCCTTGCCTGGCTTTCCGGAGAGGAGTGGAAGCTGGACGCCTACCGCGAGATAGACGCGAATCCCGAGCTGCCGGATATGTACGAGCGCATCTACGGAGTCACGTTCGGCATTTGCGCAGAAGACGTGACGAAGCTGCAACGCCAAACAGGCAAGGTTGAAGACCTCGCGTTTGGTTATCAGGGCGGCGTCGGTGCGTTTCGCACCCTGTCGAAAGCGGGCAACATCCTTGTCGTGGTCAAGGTGACACCAGCGATTGCGCGTAAAGCGCAGCGGATGGGGCTGCAAGTGTTCACCGAATTTCAGGTCGACGGGTTCAAGCTCGACTGGCGCGCAGCGCACCCGCGGACCAAGCAATACTGGTACGATTTGCAGGATTCGGCGATCCGGGCGGTGCAATTCCCAGGTGAAGTCTTTGGCGCAGGCGCTCCGGGTCGCGTTGTGCGCTTTTGCAAGCGCGGCTCGTTTCTGTGGTGCCGGTTGCCCTCCGGCCGCACGCTCTGCTTCCCGTACCCTGCGGTGTACAATGGGGAGTACGGGCCCTATCTGTCCTTCAAGTCGGTGCCCGACGCCCAAGTCTGGGCGCGTTTCGTTTCCGAGAAGGAACAGGGCAAGCCCAACACGACGTATATCGTGGACGAGGCAGGCAACTCCCGCGAGTGGTGCCGCATCCAGACCTACGGCGGGAAACTTTCCGAGAACATCACGCAGGCGATCTGTCGCGACCTGCTCGCGGAAGCGATGCTGCGGGTTGAGGTGGCGGGGTATAGGATCGTGCTTCACGTCCACGATGAAATTGTTGTTGAGGGCGTGCTCACCGAGCAGGATCGTGTAAGATTCGAAGCGCTCATGTGCCAGGTGCCGGCGTGGGCCGCGGGATTCCCGGTCAAGGCCGGCTGCTGGTTGTCGGAACGCTACATCAAGGGGTGACGACATGGACAACAAAAGCGACCTGATCGACCAAGCGAACGAGGCAGCCGAAATCTTCCGGCGTTCGGCTCTCTCGCAGCGGCAACCGGAAGGCCCCGTAGCGACCGGGTGCTGTTTCAACTGTGACGCGCTGCTCGCGACCGGCTTGCGCTGGTGCGACGCGGCGTGTCGGGATGATTGGGAGAAGCAGCAGCGCGCCGCAGCACTCGCGCCACGCGACCCGGACGCGGAGTGAGCATGCTGGAGAGCGCACTCGCGCTCGCCCGGCAGGGCTTCCTCGTTTTCCCGATCACGCCGGGAGCGAAGAAGCCGCCGATCATCGAGGGCTGGCCGCGCGCGGCGACGACCGACGAGGCGCAGGTCCGCTCCTGGTGGGCGCAATGGCCGGAAGCGAACATCGGCATCCACTGCGACGGGCTGCTTGTTGTCGACGTTGACCCGAAGAAAGGCGGATATGAATCGCTCACGGAACTTGAAAGCCAGCTCCAGCTCGATGCGACGCTCGAGGTGGAGACGCCGAGCGGAGGCCGCCACATTTACTATCGCTGCGGCGAGCATATCCGCAATGGTGTGGACGTACTCGGGCCCGGCCTTGACGTCCGCGCTGCCGGCGGGTATGTGGTCGGTGCTGGATCGCACACGCCGGCGGGGGCGTACCGCGTAGTCATTGGCGATCCACTGGCTGATGCGCCGGCCGAACTGATCGAGAGACTGCGCGCTCGCCCGGTTGACACCACCGCGCCGCGCATCGCCGCGAACACGAACCCGGACGATGCCGTCGCGCGAGCGGTAGAGTTCCTGCGCACGCACCTAGTCGCCATTGAGGGCCAGGGCGGCGACCACCACACGTTCCGCACCGTCTGCCGCGTCCGAGATTTCGGCGTGCCGGAGGAGCGAGCTGCCGAAGCGCTGGCAGAGTGGAACGAACGGTGCGTCCCGCCCTGGCCGGTGGATGACCTCGGGATCAAAATCCACAACGCCTACCGCTACGCGCAGGACGCGGCGGGCAAGCTCACGCCCGAGGCGCTCGGGTTCGAGATTGTGCCAAACAGCGACACGTCGCCGCCACCTGTCGTCGCCAGCGACACGACGAACGAGCTGCTGCACCCGGCCGATGTCACGCTCGACTCGATCCTCGCGTCCGACTACCTCATCAAGGGCGTGCTTGAGAAGCAATCGAACGCAGTGCTTTTCGGCCACTGGAACGTCGGCAAGACCTTCGTCGTGCTCGATATGGCTGCCGCGATCGCGACCGGCGAGCGCTGGTTCGGCAAGCGCGTGCGTCAAGGGCGCGTACTCTACCTCGGGTATGAGGGAATTCGGGCGATGCGAAAACGCATGATCGCCCTGCGCGGCAGGCACCCGAAACTCACCGATCGCCGCGTCCCTTTCCAGTGGCAGCCGCTGCGCACGGCGCTCACCAAACCCGAGGGGATAGCCGCGCTCGGCCGCATCCTGCGCTTCTATGCCGAGCGTCACGGCGGCGCCCCGGACCTCATCATCATCGACCCGCTGGCGAATGCGCTGGGGGGCGACGATTCCGATGCGATGCTCATGGGCTTGCTGAACGAATGTGTCGCGGCGCTGATCCAGAAACAGCGCTGCACGGTGCTGCGCGTCCACCATTCGGGCCACGGGAACCAGGAACGGGCGCGGGGCCACTCGAGCTTGCCGGCGGGTGTGGACACCGAAATCCGCGTCACCGATCAGGAGATCGCGCTCACCAAGCAGCGCGACGACGTGAGGGGCAAGTTCTTCTTCAAACTGGATGTGGTGACGCTGGGCCGCGATAGCGACGGTGACGACGTGACGACCTGCACGGTCTCGCAGATCGAGGACAACGCGCTCAGCCCCGAACTGACGCAGCCGCAGCGCGACTTGCTCGATGCGCTGCTCAAGGCGCGCGGTGATGGGGGCCAGGCGACGAAGACCGACCTGCGGGATTGCACGCAGGGGATGGACGCGGCGCAGCGCCGCGAGTTGTTGCGGGTTCTGGAGCGCAAGCAATACCTGCGGGTCGAGGGAGCCGGATGGCTTCTGTGCGAACGCGGGCCAATGCAGATTTTTGACTAGGAGAGACGATGTCTTACAAGAACCTCGAGCAAAAGCGCGCCTATGATCGGCAATATTGGCTGAAGATCAAGGGGCAAGGGCCCGCGCCGTCGCAGCTCCCGATCGGCACCGTGCAGCATCTGACCGACATCGTGGTGCCGAAGACGGGGCTGAAAATCGCGGTCATCCCCGACGTGCAGGCGATGGAAGGGGTGCCGTTCGACCATCTCGATCACGCCGGGAAGTACATCGCCGCGAAGCGCCCAGACGTGATCGTGTGCATCGGCGATTTTGGGGACTTCCCCTCGCTCTCGCGGTTCGGCTCGCCGCTGGAGCGCGAAGGGCTGCGCTACAAGAAAGACGTCGCTGCGTTTCACGAGGCGATGGAAACACTGATGAATCCGATCCGCAAGGTTGCGGGGTACGACCCGTACCTTGAGTTCACGGAGGGCAATCACGAGGGCCACATCGAACGCTACGCCGGCGAGCACCCGGAGATGGAGGGGCGAGTGTCGATCGACGACCTGGCGCTGCCCGCCTACGGCTGGCGCGTGCACCCGTTCCTGCAGCCGGTGGGCATCGGCGGGGTTGCGTTCTGCCACTACTTCCCCTCCGGCGTGATGGGGCGGGCGATCACGTCGGCGCCGGCGCTGATGCGCAAGCTCCACATGAGCGCGGTAGCCGGGCACTTGCAGGGCCGGGACATCGCCTTCGGCCGTCGGGCGGACGGTGCGCACATGACCTCCATCATCGCGGGCAGCTTTTACCAGCACAGGTACAAATACCTTTCGCCGTTCACCAACACGCACTACCGCGGGATGGTATTCCTGCACGAAGTGCGGGATGGGCAATTCGACGAGATGTGGCTGTCAATCGACTACCTAAAACGGAGGTTCGGATGAGAATCATCGCGGAATGGGACGAAATCTGCCCGGGCGGCACTGCGATGCAGCGCCGCTGCGAGGCATTCGAGGGCGAGACAGTTGCCGAGATAGATGCAGCGATTCGCGCCCGGGCGGGTCGGGCGGAGGTGATGATCGTCGGACTGCGCAACACTCGTGAGAATTTCGAGATATGCACTGGCCAGACAACTCGTCCAGAGCATCGGTTCGCGGACTCCCCGGAACAAGGGCGCGTTGCCCGCGCCTTCCGCCGGTTTTGCCAATGGGCGGGGCTTTGATTTTCCAGCGGTTTTTCGACGGTGGTACACTGTCTTAGTGGGCCTTCCCTCACGGAGGAATTGGCGATGAACTACGCGCTTGTGGTTTTCGTATTCAGCTTGATGCTGCCGCAGGCGCCGGAAGTCGCCGGAAGCGGTCCGTATACCACGCTGGAGGAGTGCCAGCAGGCCGCGGCGGACGTGCCGGAGAAAGTCGCAGCGTTCAACGCCGCCGGCAATCCGGTAAAAATCCACTACTACGCCGCCGAGTGCGTGCCTCTCCAGATCGCGCCGCAAGGTAAAGGGGCGTAACGTGGACGGCTGGGATGAATGATCCCCGCCTCGAGCTGAAGACCGTAGCCGTCCGAAAGGACGGTTGCTTCTCTGTGCTGCTGTGGGATGGGCGTCCGTTCGCCGTCAGCGTCGAACGCACTTTCGAGGATGGGCGCCCGATCATTACGCAAGGCGCGTACAAGTGTACGCGATCTGCGTACGTCAAGGGCGGCTACGAGACGTTCGAGGTCCACGTCGAGGGGCACAGCCGCATCCTCTTCCACAAAGGCAATGTCGAGGAGGATAGCGCCGGCTGCATCGTCGTTGCCGCCTCGTTCGGCGAGATGCGCGAGCGGACTGCGGTCCTCGACGCGCGGACGGGTTTCGGTAGGCTGATGGAAGCCACCGCTGGCCTAGCGGGATTCGCAATGCAGGTCACGGGGAGATAGGCATGGCTTTAGTCTCGGATTGGAAACAGGCTTGGAAGTGGTTTTCGGTGCACATCGCGCTGGTGATGGCGGGTCTCAACGCGGCCTCTGCCAGCGTCGCGCAGTTGCAGGCGTTCATCCCGGCTGACAAGCTGGCGATCGTCAACGCGGTGCTGGGCGTGGCCGTGATCCTCGCGCGTGTCATCGCGCAAGGCCCGCAGGAGTAGCCTATGCTCTTCCTTGGGAAACTGTTCAGCGGGATCTGGGGGTATCTGGTGGCGGCGGGGGCGGCTATCCTGGGCGTCGTTGTGCTCTACCAGAAGGGCAAGACCTCCGGGCAAAACGAAGTCATCGTGAAGTCGGCCGAGAAGGAGATCGCCAATGTCAAAACCGCTCAGCAGATTGAGCAGCGCGTTGCTGTTGAGCAGCCTAGTACTGTTCAGCAGCAGTTGCGCGACAAATACCGTCGCGATTGATTCCTGCGTCTGGGTCAAGATCATCACCATCTCGAAGGATGATGTGCTGACCGACGAGACGGCGCGGGAAATTCTGTCCCACAACCAGAAGGTCGAGGAGATTTGTCAGTGAGCGACATCGTGGTAATCGCCGTGATCCTCATCGTGTTTTTCATCTTTCTCTCGCGCTAGGTGGACCTCGTGTCCTTGGCCCTGTCCGTCATCAGCGCGCTCGCCTGGCCGTTCCTGCAGGCGTTCACCTTGTTCATGTATTTCCTCGCGTTCCTGACGGTCTACCGCGCGCATCTCAACGGCAACCTCGCCAAGGCGGCGCCGGTTACGCGCGCCGTGTGCTGGATCATCGTCGCGATCGGCTGGGTCATCGACGTGACGTTCAACTTCACGGTCGCCACGGCAGCGTTCATGGAATGGCCGCATCAAGCTACCTTCACCCAGCGCTGCTCCTCGCATCTAGACGAGGCCGGCTGGCGGGGGGATCTCTGTCGCTGGGTCTGCAGCCAACTCGATCTCTTCGAAGAGGGCGGCCACTGCAAGTGATCGCCAGCGCGGCGCTCGCCGCGCTTCTGCTCGTCGGCTGCGCGACCTGTACCTGGGACGCGGAATTCGCCGACGAGGAAGCTCTTGTCATGTACACCTGCCCGTTCTGAGGAATCCCCGATGTTTGAACAGATCGCCGCGTTCGTCGCGTCCTGGTGGGACCGCCTGGCTCCCGCCGAGATTGTCGACGTGTACGCCGGCGCGGGCGTGCTGCGCTGGGGGAAGTACCACCGCACGTTGGAGCCCGGTTTCCATTGGAAGTGGCCCGTCGCCGAGCGGGCAGTAGAGGTGCTGACGTGCGAGACCACGCAGCGTGTGCCGCCTCAGTCGTTGACCACGAAGGATGGGGTGGGCATCGTCGCCGCCTCCATCGTCCGCTACCAGATCGTCGATGTGGAGAAATACATCTCCCTCATCTGGGATCAGGGAGATGTATTGCTCGACGTGACGGCGGGCGCGGTGCGCAAAGCGACTTGCGAGATGAATTGGCTGGATATGCTCGCGGTTCCACCCGAGGACGCCATTCTCAAGCTCGTGCGCAGCTCGGTCAACAGGTACGGGTTCAAGATCCATGCCATTACCTTCACCGACTTGGCGAAGGCGCATTCGATCCGACTTGTGCAGCCGCACGGCAAAGACCTTAGCAACTGAATTTCCTCCCCGCCGGACTTGGCTGGAAGGCCCCCGGCGGGGTTTTGCGCGTGTTGAGATTTCGACACCCGAGGTAAGGCCCGGATTTGCCGGGCTTTTTCTAGCGCTTGACACGACACCCAAAGGAGAGTATGGTGGAGGTCATGAAAACGCTGCAGCCTCGATTCGTCCCGCAAGTTCTGGTCTACATTGACGAGGACTACGCGCGCCGGCCGATGCTCGTGTTCCGCCGCGGCCGCGTGCTCTATCACGCTGTCGTCGCCATGCACAACGAGATCAAGCTCGAGACGTTCGAGTCGCTGCGGGGGTTCGCGCCGCTCCAGCATCGCGGGGAAGACTACCCGCCACGCAAGGCCGCCTCGTTCTGGCTGAACCACGGCCAGCGCCCGATCGCGAAGCGCGCCCGGGCAGTCCTGCGGGGCCTCGTGGCGCGGCGCCCCAAGGGGAACTTGACAACCGCCGCGGATGCGCCTACGATCACGCCTTGAACCTCGCTCACCTCTTCGGCAGCCGCTACCTGCCGCACGCGCGGCGCACGCTGAAAGCCCGCACCGTGGCCGAGTACGAACGCTTGGTCGCCCGGGTGATCCTGCCGGCGCTCGGCTCTCTCGATCTGGGCGCCCTCACCCTCGACCGGGTGGAGGAGTGGCATGCCGGCACTCCCGGCAAAGTGCAGGCGAATCGTGCCCTGGCGGTCCTCTCGGCTGCCCTGTCCTACGCGGTGGAGCGGAGCCTGCTGGCGGTCAATCCCTGCCGCGGTGCCGCCAGGAACCGGGAACAGGGCCGGGAGTTCTTCTATCTGCCGGGGCAGACCCGGGCCATCCTGGGGGCCGCAGCCGCCTGGCCTGACATCCGGGGCCGGTACCTCGCCTTGACGCTCCTGACCGGCTGCCGGCCTGACGAGCTGCTCGAATGCACCCCTGCGTGGCGTACAGCGGGCGCTGTGCGCCTGCCCGATGCCAAGACCGGCGCCCGCACCCTCTTTCTCTCCCCCACGGCTGAAGCGATCCTGGACGGCCTGGAGCCCGGTCCCGGGGGTCGGTACTTCCCTGCGGGGATGGATCTCCGGCGGGCTTGGGCTGGCATCGTCCTGGCCGCCGGGGTGCCGCGGGCGCGTCGGTATGATCTCCGGCACACCTTCGCCAGCGCCGCCCTGGCGGCTGGGACGGGGCTGGACGTCGTCGGCCTGATGCTCGGGCACCGCAAGCGCGAGACGACGCTGCGCTACGCACACCTCGCCCCGGACATCGGGGTCAACGCTGCTGCGGCTGCGGCGGCTCGGATGGGCGCATGATTTGCTCCGCTCTCCTCGTCCTTTCGCTGAACGCCTACCACGAGGCGCGCGGCGAGCCGTTCCACGGCCAAGTCGCTGTCGCGCAGGTTGCCCTACGGCGCGCGGACTACGATTCGCGTCGAGTCTGCCAGGTTGTCTACGCCTACCGGCAGTTCAGTTGGACGGCTGCGCGCCCGCCGATCCACGACCGCGCGGCTTGGGCGGAAGCAGTGCGCGCGGCGAAGGTTGCGATGCTGTGGGCGCACGGCGCCGGCCGCGACTACAGCGTCGGCGCGACGCACTACCACACCAGCTACGTTTGCCCGCGGTGGTCCCGTGGCATGACGCGGGTTGCCGTGATCGGCGAGCATGAG